AGGAAGACGAGCTGCTGATTTTGAAACTAGACGAAAACAAAATCTTCGAGTTGATGCTAATAGGGGAAGAACTAGAGCATCTAATCCAGATGAAGCAGGAAGACGAGCTGCTGATTTTGAAACTAGACGAAAACAAAATCTTAGAACTAATACTCGTATGGGCAGAAACAGAGCGTCTAGCCCAGAAGAAATAGCACGAAGAGCTGATGATATTAATACTAGAAAATTAAACAGATTATCAAAATTAACTAGTCCAAGCAGTGTAGCAGGAAGTCATCAAAGGTTAGGCGGTAAAAGATACGCAGGTTACGATTCAAATTACAATAAATGGGACAATGCTAGAAAAGATCAATTTAGACAACGCCCGGAAGCATCTAAAAAGACAGATATAAGCAAAAGTAGATTAGGCAGTGCTGATGATTTAGCAAGAAGAAATGCTGCAGCATACGATGGATCTAACCCTGATACAGAACTAGCTAATAGATATAGGACAAACGATGTTGGTCCTAAATACAGGAGAACCCCAGATAGATTAAAAGCAGGTGTTGGTTCTAGCGCCAGTCCAAATCACGCTGACGAGCTTGCTGGGCAATTGGATCCTGAAGAACTTCGACGACAGAATGCTGCTAGGAAAGCTCAACAATTTCTTAAGAATCCAAAGCCAAATAATCCATTATCAAAATACAATGATGTTACCCCAAGCGGATCAAGCATAAAAGAGCCAATCGTTAGACCCACTCCACATGGGCCGCAACAGCCACTAAGAAATGATCAAATAAAAAAGACAGGTGGTAAAGAGACCATTAAAACTAGTTCGAATGATGGATATGGAGAAAGAAAGCCTATATGGCAAACAGGTATAGATGACGCTAGCAAAGAAAGAGCAATAGCTAAAAGCCAACAGTTTCTAAAAAACCCAAATGAAAATCCATTATCAAAATACGATGATGTTACCCCAAGTAAAAATACACCAATAGAGTTTGATAAAGAAGGTCCAGGTAAATCAGGAGTAGCTCGACAAGGAAGTGGTGATGTTGACGATACTTTAAGGACAAAAACAACTGATCCAAGCAAAAGACCAGTCCCAGTTAATCTCGATGACCCAGGTGCATTACGAGGTGAAAAACCTGCCAAGCCTGCTCTACCTAAAGAGCCAATTATAACGCCGGCATCTACGAAATCTAAAAAAGCAGAAATGCCTACGGCTCAACAACTAAGACTTGGAAATCAAATTCCTGCACCAGCTCAATCAGTAAGCGGTGGAGGCATAACACCTGCAACCCATCGTCCTATCAAAATAGATATCAATAGCAACACTCCAGTCAAGGTGCTTCAAGCTCTTGATCCTAACAAGATGCCTGAGCTTCCTAAAATAGAACATAACGCTCAGCATAAACTATTACTAGGAATATTAGACGGAGCTGATAATCCACCAGATGGAAATTTAGAAAAGTATCTAAATGACATGCGGGCATCAATGAAAAATATTAATCCTAAACTATTAGATGACATTACTGATTTAACTAAACTATATGTCAGTAAAATAAATGTTGGTGGATTGCCAGAAGCAAGTAAGACAAACTTGAAACAAGTTACTGCGGGACTAATATCTAATAACTCCACTTATACCAATGGAGGTTTTATGGATGAGCTTAAAAACTTTGAGATTAATGTTGATACTAGGCTACCAAGACCCAACGCAAAACTAGAACCAATCTCAAAAGAATCTAAACCTTTAACGAGTGGAGAAATAGATTTAGAGCGATACCGAAATTCTGCTACAGTTCTTTCAGGAGATGATTTAGCATCATGGATACAGCAAAACGGGGTTACACGAAATAACATTCCATTTGAACTGGTGGACCCAAAAGTTACAAAAACTGAAGAATTATTAAACATATTCCAAGCTAAAGATTCTACACTGAATAAATCATTAACTTCAGACGCTGGGCAAGAAGCACTAGAAAGATTAACACATGGTCAAATAAAACCTCAAGAGTTTGCACAGTCTATAGAAGTAACTTGGAAAGATAAAAATGCTCCAAAGTTTGTTGCCAATGCTATGCAAGGTAGCACAATAGATTTAGACAAACTTGAAAAAGCTATGGGACAGGCAAATATTAGCAAGACACTGGCAGCACATACACCAAACAATAGACCGGTTGATGGTTCTACTTTTGGTAGTAGTTTGGAAACTAATCTATCAGCTGCAGAGAATGCTGCGATAGCTAGAAAGCAAGAACAGCTTCTTGCTATGCAAAAACATGAAAGAGAGATGCGTCGGCTGATGCAAAATGCCGAAGGTGAAAGTATGCGAGCATATACAGCATATGAAAAAGCAATGGCAGCAGAACAAGCCGCAAGAAAAAAATATATTGAAGATGCTCAAAAATTAGGAGCTGAAGGTAGAGAAGAAGCAGCAAGGGCTAGACGAACTGCTGCCTATGAAAGAGAGATAGCTCAACTCCAAGCTGATACAAATAAAGCAGCGACAGCATATTGGAATTCTGTAAAAAATTCTCCCAACTCAGAACAACTACAACAATCTGTTGAACGAGAAATGCGCGATGCTAAAACATTTCCAGAGACTGGCACAGCACCAGCTGGAGATAAATCAGCTGAACTAACAAAACAAGCCAATACAGAGTTTGACAATATCCAACAAAGAAAGCTAGCAGAGCCAGATCCATCACCAAACTTTGATCCTAAAAGTCAGCTTACAGTAGAACCAGAACCATCTACCCCAGCAGCAGAAATTCAAGCACAAGCTGATAAAATTGCTGCTATGAATGGTCAATCACCGCCATCCTCAACACAAACAAAATACACTGTTGGTGACAAAAAGATGGTAAACGGTGCTGAGTATGAATGGCTAGGAGCACAGTGGAGAAATAATACTACTGGCAAAATGGCTACTAGCACTGTAGCACAACAACTTAACAGTCCCACTACTCCACTAAAAACTGCTACTATACCTCAAAAAGCTGATGCTCAAATGCAACAAGCATTAAGCGATTTAGGCGTAGCAAACTCAGAACAACCAGGAACTATAAATCAAAGAAACATTACCCCAAAAGACGGAGAACTACAAAAGCCTACATCAAGTAGTATGGCTGGCCCAGAAACAAACACGATGGCAGGCACAACACAGGACGCAATAAACAAAGCTGGTCCTGGAAAACTAATTCCAGTATCTGAAGAAAATAAAAATACATGGGGCGAGTTTAAAGAAGAGAGAAAAGCTATCGACGAACGAACGTCAGGCGGCAACTTTGAAGAACGCAAGAAAAACCTAACAGATGCTGATAGAGCCCAGGCTGATAGATTAGGCGTTAAGGATGCTAAAGAACTTGATGAACTTGAAGGCGGAAGAGACGAACAAAAGAAATTAGATACAGCAATAAACAAAGGCACAGCAAAAATAGAGGCTCAACGAAAAGAGATAGAAGCAGGAGCTAACTCAGAAAGTTTAGAGAAACAACATAAAGCTAACGTATCAAAAAGTCTCCCATCTAGTAGAGAGATAGCTGAGAGATTAGCTAAGATGCCTAAATCAGTCGCAACTTCAATAGCTAAAAAATTAGGAATAGCAATAGTTGCAACCAGTGCTGCTATTGGTGCCGTACCTGGTGCCGCATTTGGTTTGGCTATATGGGCTCTTGATTTATTAGATGTATATGATATAGTAGTTCTCATGGTAGCAGCTGGATGGATAGATGACACTAATGAAGAGCTAATGGCATTGAGAGAAAAAGATTTAGAAAAAATAGATGCCTATTTAAGAAACGATGATACTAGCGATGACGATAAACGAGCATATGTAGCTAGAATGTTACAATATGATTCTGTATCAGCCTTCAATCCAAAGTGGTGGTTTGGCGGACTTGAGCAATGGAAAAACGATATTACAGGTGGTAGAGTTTTCAACAACAAATGGGCTAAAGAAAACTTTATGGGAGAAACATATGGTGGAGGAGGATTTGCTGTAACAGTGTCTAAACCAAATGCTGAAACAGGAAAAGATGAGCCTGTAGAAATGCCTTTGACTCCGTTTAATATTCATAAATTAAGTGTTGTTCGAGATGTTCCTAAACAACCTAGAACAAGCGGTGATATGAGAGAGTTTAGGAAAAGAGTAGAAAGTATAGCAAGACGATGGAAGCAAGGACCATATTATTTCATAAATATTGACAAAAATGGTGGATTACAAGTCTTAAGTAAAACATTTAAGGATATACGAAACGAGCCTAACAATCAAGTATTTGCAGAAGGACATCCTATTATTATAGGAAGTAATGAAACAACTGCTCCAGCTGGAAGGTATGATGCTAGAAACGCACCTACAGTTGATTTGAGTCAAGGGGCTTTGGGCTTTGGTATGGTAGATCCAAATAAAATGACAGATGCTAAGTATGCCCTTCAAGAAGTTCTCGATAACTATGATGGATATTTTCTAACAGACAACTATAACCAAATTATCCAAAATATAAAAAATCCTAATGATAGAAGATATGTTGATGACATATTTAATGGAAGAGCATCCGGTGTTGTTGGTATAAAAGTAGAGATGGCAAGATTTTTAGCAACAGAAGCTGAGAAGCAATATGAAAGAGTAAAGGCAATAAATCCTCTAGCATATAAAGATGAACGTGCTGATGCTCACGAAGAATTTATTCTTAGAAGACTTAGCTCAGGACATTATAAAGAAGAAACAACAGAATCTCACAAAATAATATTGTATCGTAAGATGAAAAAACTTACTGAGAGATTAAATACATACAGGAACGCTAAATACTTTATAACAGGAAGGTAATATGAATTTACAAGACATGAAAAAATTGGCTGGGCTGAATGAAGCTAGCGTAAATATATCGCTAAACGGAACAAACAGTCAAGAGATAAAAGATTTGATGGGAATCTTTACTGGTGGAGATAAACCACCTATGGGTTTAGATAAACCCGCTCTCCCGCCAATTGGATTAGGTGACGCACCAAAGCCACCAATTGGGCTGGACATTCCAGACATTAAGCCACCAATTGGACCAGCACTTGCTCCAGACTTGGACGGGATGCCTCCATCTAAACCTCTTGGATTAGATTTAGACGGACCTTCAACTTGTGACACTTGTGGAGGAATCCACGGTGACGAACCCTGCGGAGAAGCAGAAGGCGATGGTGACTGGGACAACTCCCCAGATGAGAAATATCAAGACGGAGACTTTTTGAGAAAGAATGTATCAGGTGGACCAAGCAACAAAAAATCAGACATTAGAGTAAAGGATCCAATGGCAATGGAAAGTAAATTTAAGAAAGAACTTTGGAAAGCATTGAATGAAAAATACTTTACAGAGATTGATGGCAGAGATGAAGGTAGTAACAACTTCTCAGGACGTAGTGACAGAACATACTTTATAGTTCCTAACGACGATGACTATATGGACATCCAAGACGATAATCGCTTTGCTGGTGACATTGAAGTCCCTAATGAGAACGCAGACATCATGGCGCTTCCAAACTCCAAATTCCGCAAACTCAAAAGAATGTACGGCAACAAAGTATTGGATCTAGGCACAGACTATGACGAGGCTGTAGAACGAGAAGAGAAGAAAGCAAAACGCAGACATTTAGCAAACATTAGTCGAACACGTGCAGGTGGATCTGCAGGAAGAAGAACAGAAGGCGAGCAAGCAGCACGAGAAAAAGAACTCAAAGGTAAGCAGCACAATCTTCCTCCACATCTAAAGAAGAAGATTGAGGACGCACCAGAGGATCAAATCAATAGTAGTCAATATGATGAAGAGATGGACGACATCCGCAAACTATCTGGGCTCTAAAAATATAGAACAATGTCAAAATCTTTGGATGGGGTATTAACTAAAAAAGCTAACCAGCAAGAACAATACACCAATGAACAAATAGAAGAATTAATGAAGTGCATGGATCCTGAGGAAGGATACTTGCACTTTTCCAAACACTACGCTTACATACAACATCCTGTCAAAGGTAAATTGTTATTTGATCCGTTTGACTATCAAGTCAGACTAATGGATACATATCACAATCATCGCTTCAATGTGAATATGCTACCACGCCAGACAGGCAAAACAACCTGCGCGGCAATATATTTGATGTGGTACGCTATGTTTCATCCAGATCAAACAATTCTAATCGCTGCTCACAAATACACAGGCGCTCAAGAGATTATGCAGAGAGTTCGCTATGTGTATGAATGTTGTCCAGATCATATTCGTGCAGGTGTAATCAGTTACAATAAAGGTAGCATTGAATTCGAAAACGGTAGCAGGATTGTAAGTGCAACCACTACAGGTAACACTGGTAGAGGTATGTCCATATCACTGCTATACTGTGATGAGTTTGCGTTCGTTGCTCCAAACATAGCTGAAGAATTTTGGACTTCTATCTCTCCTACACTAGCAACTGGTGGGCGTGCCATTATTACATCTACTCCAAACTCAGACGAAGATACATTTGCTACAATTTGGAAGCAAGCTGAACACAAGTTTGACGAGCACGGCAACGAACAAGATTTAGGTATAAACGGATTTAAATCTTTTACCTGCCGCTGGGACGAGCATCCTGATAGAGATGAAAAATGGAAAGAGGCTGAACTAGGACGTATTGGTGAAGAGCGTTTTAGACGTGAATATGGCTGCGAGTTCTTAGTATATGATGAAACACTAATCAACTCTATACGTTTAGCTGAGATGGTAGGCAACAAAATTATAATGAACATGGGACAGATACGCTGGTATAGAAAAATAGATCCAGCGGCTACATATGTTGTAGCACTGGACCCGGCTATGGGAACTGGTGGTGACTATGCTGCTATACAAGTTGTAGAAGTTCCTACTTGGAAGCAGGTAGCAGAGTGGCGACATAACACTACTGCTATTCCTGGACAAATACGATTGCTAAAAGATTTGTGTATTCATATTGCATCTAAATTAGACAATGTAAATTCATTATATTGGAGTGTAGAAAATAATTCCATTGGTGAGGCGGCACTTATTGTTATTAATGACTTAGGTGAAGAACATATACCTGGATTATTTTTGAGCGAGCCTATCCGCAAAGGACATATGCGGAAGTATAGGAAAGGCTTCAACACTACACATAGCTCTAAACTCAATGCGTGTAGTAAAATGAAAACTATGATTGAGAACTACGAACTAGAAATAAATTCAGCAGCATTGATATCAGAACTGAAAAATTTTGTAGCTAACGGTGCATCTTATAGTGCTAAGATGGAGGAAACAGATGACTTGGTTTCTGCCATGCTGCTGGCTATACGAATGATTGGCGTGTTACGAGATTGGGATCCTAGAATATATAACTCTTTCAAGAGTTTGACGCAAGATGACGAATACGAACCACCAATGCCAATCTTTATATCTAATCATTATTGATAAATAAAATTATGGATAAGAATATTGACTTTATAGGCGAAGAGCTGTTTAATAAAATCCGCGGAAGATTTCCTGAGGTTACTATTGGTGACGAATCAGGAAATGTTACAAACAATCCTAAGGAAGGACGCTACTTTGACTTTGAATTCAAACCAGGAACAGGATCAATAAATGTTGAACTGAGCCAAGAGGGTTTGAATGTAATGTACGCTGAAACTTTTCTAGAGGACCAAACCTCTACTACAAAAAAAGGATGGTATTCTTTTCTAAAAGAATTACGACAGTTTGCTAGAAAAAGGCTAATGAACTTTGATGTGAGAAACATTACAAAGAGCAACTTAGACAAACGCGATTATAAATTTATGTCATCACAACACTTTGGGGATCAAGCAATGACAGAATCAAAACTATACGGGACTGCTCGAGATAGCTATCAAGATGTTGGAACATCACGTATCCACCTAGAGCACACCCGCAAGGTAAATCAAGATTTGATGAATTCAAGAACACAGAACATCAAAAACATTTATATTGAAAATGCTGATGGAGAAAGATTTAAATATCCATATAAGCATTTGAACGGTGCACGAGCTATGGCACGGCATATGTCTGAAGGCGGGCATCCATTTGATGATTTTGGAAAACACATTACGGGACTATCTGAAGAGCTTGGTATTTTAGGTAAGTTTAAAACTTATGTAGGCAAATCTAAAGCAGTTACAGAGGGAATGAAAAACTATCACGGACTTGTAAAAGAACGTATCCAGTCAATCAAACGAACACTAGAATCAATACAACGTGAGTATAGCTACAAGCACATTACATCACAATTCGTAGCTGAGGAACTTACAGAAGTTCCTGAGGACATTTCTGTAAATTGGATTGATCAACTTACTGTAAAGCAATTTGATGAAGAGCTAAAAGAAGCATTCCCTTACCTTTATCGTCTAGTAGCAGAGGCTCCTTTAGAGTCAATTGGTCCAGACGATTTAGTAAAAGAAGAACCAACAGAAAGAAATCGAGCAGCAAAAAAATCTTCATCCCCAGTAGAAAAATTTGAGGCTTGGGCACAACATAGAGTTGATAATGCAGTCCAACAAGAAAAATTACGAGATCTAAAAAAGCGTCATCATCACAAAGGTAGCAAGTTCAATCCTATCGACGATGAGATAGTGGATCATAGAGAAGAAAAGAAAATCCCCGTAACCGAATTTATTTTAGGTTACTATGATAAGGAAACAGGACAGTTTCCTAAAGGCGAAACAGCAGTATTGACAGCCGTAGAAAAAGACTATGGCCCAAAATACGTTGAAGGAGCTAATAAGTTTATTAGAGCAATAAACGAAAAGTTCAAAGAATATCACACAAGATCACGTGGAGAGTTTGTACAAGATTCTGCAGGTGGATTGAATGATATTATTAGGTTGAGTGGAATAGGGGCTTGAAAGGGTTAGCTCAATTGATGCGTGTCATCATTATAACGATTGTATTGATACTTTTATCTGCTTGTACCGAGGAAGCCAGAAACAAACTCTTTCGTTCTGCTGATAATGTTATAGGGCAAGACTATCGTGTCTCATATATAGATGAGGGAAAGGTAGTTAAGACATGGACCATTAAAGATGGCAAAATAACATCAGGACAAAAAGAGAATGGAATACCAACAGGCTACTATTATTTTTGGAGTGAGGAAGTAGGTTATGTTCAGACTCCAGTTGATAGAACTATAGTTGAGGAAATAAAGTAGAGGAGTACTGAATGAAATACATTAGCGGGCTTTTAGTAGCACTGGTAATGTCTGTTATAATGACAAGCACAGCATCAGCTGAAATTCACGACAATGGCTATGTAGGTAATGGAAGAATCTTCCATGACATCAAAAGGCCTATTATGCGAGGTGGTGTAGAATATCCTGTTTTTTATACATCTCGAGATGACGTCTATGCATTCTCATTTGATTATGTCGTAGCTGAAATGAAAAATATTTACTACGATAGACAAATAGCACAACGGCATGGCGTTAGATTTACAACCTATCCTGATCTTGATATTACTCTGTTCATTGCTGACAGTCCAATGGAAGTAATGGAGTTATACGAAAAGTTAAAGGATGAGCCAATGATATCTTATCATGAATTGGCTTTGTTTGAGGCACACCCCGATATGAAAATGGGAGTGGTTGAACTTACTGACATGGAATCACCTATTGGCAACAATATGCTGTGGTTCACTGTTTGGTAATAAATAAAATATAATTTAGGAGAAACAATGAAATTATTTTTGGCATTGAGCGCAGTGGCACTCATCGCAGTAGGCTGTACAGCACCTCAACCTGCAGTTGAAGGACCTTACTTCATGCAGCACGACGATCACGATAAGATTTGCTATACCCGTGGCACAGATGTTATTTGTGACTACCACGAGCATAACAAAGCACCAGAGGCAGCACCTCATCATCATCAGTCAGTGAAGAAGCACGATCAATACCATGATCACAATCATTCCCACGAAGGATGATACAAGGGAAAAAGTTTGGATCTTTGGAGATAGCTTTGGAGATCCATGCTTTTCCCACATACCATATACATATACCTACCAACTTAACCATCAGTATCAAGTAAGAAATTACTGTCTTAGTGGATCATCACCCATAAGGATGCTGAATGAACTTTTTAAGAAAATTATAAAACATAAACGAAAACTTGAACAGCTAAAAGATATAAATTTAATTTTTTTATTATCTTATGCTCATAGATTTGATTTTAAGCCATTTGAGGCTAGTGAAGCTAGTAATTTTGCACATATGTTTTATAGAACTAGAGAGGAATCTATAATTGAAATTAAAGACGCAGAGAAATATTTACCTTGGTATAAATGGGCTAAGATATATGCTCGGCATCATCGAATTCCTTATAATGTTGATGAAATAGATGAAATTCGAAACTTACAAACATTAATTGCTCAAGGAAAATTATTTAAAAAGGTTCTTGTTATACAAGTTCCACAACTGCCACTAAATGAGTCTTCTAGTTATACAGACATGTTTTTAAAAGCAAATAATGAACATATATTTGATAATGTGAGCGTCAATCAAGGACCTGGTCTGGAGACTTATATGAATATGCCATATACTGATTCACTCTTCGTCACTCATGAGATAAATCTCTCCCCCAATCATCTGTCAGAAACAAATCATCATCTTTTTTATAATGCGCTGTCATTATGGATAAATAAAACTGAAGCTAGTTCATTTAGCACAACGGTTCTAAAGCAAGAAATATTTCCTCTTGACTTTAGATAAAATATAGTATATACTAAGAAGTATATGCTACTTTTAACTCAACTTAGGCATATTTAACAGGCTATTATTATAGGAGAATATTATGGCATCTTTAGCAGAAATCCGAGCAAAACTCAAAGAACAAGAATCCAAATCAACAGGACAAGGTGGCGGCGATAACGCAATTTATCCCTTCTGGAATATTTCAGAAGGAACGACTGCGGTATTGAGATTTCTACCTGACGCAGATACAAACAACACTTTCTTTTGGCGAGAACGTTTGATGATTAAACTACCTTTTGAAGGTGGCATCAAAGGACAAACGGACTCTAAGCCAGTACAGGTACAGATTCCTTGTATGGAAATGTACGGAGAGTCTTGCCCTATCTTGAACGAAGTTCGTGCTTGGTTCAAGTCTCCGGAGATGGAGTCAATGGGGCGTAAGTATTGGAAGAAGCGTTCTTATTTGTTTCAAGGATTTGTAGTAGAAGATCCAATGAACGAAGAATCGAAACCTGAGAATCTTATTCGTCGTTTTATACTTGGTCCACAAATCTTTACCCTAGTCAAGGATGCTCTTATGGATCCAGACATGGAAGAGATGCCAACTGATTACACATCAGGCTTGGACTTTAGACTGAAGAAGACTTCCAAAGGTGGATACGCTGATTACTCAACATCCAGCTGGGCACGACGAACACGCCCACTAGGCGATGCTGAAATGCAGGCTGTGAATAACAACGGCTTGTTCAATCTGAATGACTTCCTTCCAAAGAAGCCAACAGATGTAGAATTGAAGATTATGCAGGAAATGTTTGAGGCATCTGTCGATGGCGAGGCATATGACGAAGAGAAGTGGGGTAGCTACTTCCGCCCTGCTGGGTTGGCAGCTAAGACTGGTGATCCACAATCCGCTCCTGCTCCCGCACCTGCTCCAAAGGTAGAAGCTAAGGTAGAAAAGGTAGAAGACGACGATCTACCATTTGAGCCAGACGAGCCCAAAGCGGCAGCCGATGCTGCTAAAGGTGGAGCTGATGCTAATGACATTTTAGCAATGATCCGTAACAGACAAAAGTCTGAAGATTAATATATTGGCGCCCCGTTAGTTAAATGGTATAACAGTAGATTTGTAATCTTCCGTTACTAGTTCGATTCTAGTACGGGGCTCCACCTCACCCTTTAAGGAATTTAATGGCAAAGGCTTTTGACCCATCAAAGTTTCGCAAAGAACTGACTAAATCTATCTCAGGTATGAGTACAGGATTTAATGATCCTACTGATTGGGTTAGTACAGGAAACTACGCACTAAATTATTTGATATCCGGCGACTTCTATAAAGGAATACCTCTAGGTAAAGTGAGCGTATTTGCAGGAGAGTCAGGCGCTGGTAAAAGTTATATTTGTGCTGGCAATATTGTAAAAGCCGCACAGGAACAAGATATCTTCGTTGTGCTAGTAGATAGTGAGAACGCACTAGACGAAGAATGGCTACGCAATCTAAATGTAGATACATCCGAAAGCAAACTGCTAAAACTCAATATGAGTATGATTGATGATGTAGCTAAAACAATCTCTGTCTTTATGGATGACTTCAAAAAGCTAGACGGAGAAGACAAACCCAAAGTATTATTTGTTATTGACTCACTAGGTATGTTGCTAACTCCAACAGATGTTGATCAGTTTGGCAAAGGCGATCTAAAAGGTGATATGGGTAGGAAACCTAAAGCACTAACAGCCCTAGTAAGAAATTGTGTCAATATGTTTGGTAGCCATAACGTAGGACTTGTAGCAACTAATCATACATATGCATCTCAGGATATGTTTGATCCGGATGATAAAATTTCAGGCGGACAAGGATTTATTTACGCCTCTTCTATTGTAGTAGCGATGAAAAAGCTAAAGCTAAAAGAAGATGAGGATGGAAATAAAACCTCAAATGTAAATGGCATTCGTGCTGCTTGTAAAGTTATGAAAACACGATATGCTAAACCGTTTGAAGGAGTACAAGTTAAGATTCCGTATGAGACAGGAATGGATCCGTATAGTGGATTAGTGGATCTATTTGAGAAGAAAGGATTGCTTGTAAAGGATGGCAACAGACTACGTTACACAGACTCTGCAGGAGTAGAGCATAAAGAGTATCGCAAGGCATGGACTGGTGAGCGACTAGACATGATTATAAATGATCTACCCAATCGTCCTCTTGAGCTAAATATACCATATGTTGAAACTCAAGAGGAGATAACACAAGATGAATGAACAGCTCATTGTTGATACATGGACTTTATTCAAAGATCATTTAGATAAAAAGAATCTACCTGCTGTAGCAGAACAGTTTGTTGAACTATGTGCTGACTACGGGGTAGATGATCCAACGTTAAAAACTGTATTAGGCAACTGTCCTTATTTGGATCACGCAATTGCTTACTACTTGGACGAACCTGACCTCGAATACGATGAGTAAATATGGCAGGATGGTACTCTAGTGTTACTAGAGACGTAAACTCTATACCTAATGCTATTCAACACTTTGAATCAGAACTAGCACAAGCTCGTATGGAGTGTAAGCTGAGAGGCTCACTTGAAAAAGCTAGTTCTGAACTTCCAGGTATAGTTGAGCATAGGTTCAATCAGTTACAAGAGATTGAGGCTATTCTCAACTACCTAAACATAGAACTTCGCAAACTAAGATCCTCATTCTTTAAAAAATATTTAGAAAATTATCAGCGAGCACTGTCTAGTAGAGATGTAGAAAAATATGTAGATGGTGAACCTGATGTTGTTGATTTTGAACATATCATAAATGAGTTTGCACTGCTTCGTAATAAATGGCTAGGCGTTATGAAAGGCTTAGATCAGAAGCAATGGCAAATTACTAACATTACTAAACTAAGAGTAGCAGGTATGGAGGACGCAACATTATGATTTACGAATTTCATAGACAGCATCGAGGCAACGCAGGAGACTTTTACTGTAACCCTAGCAGATACTTTGCAGATTTTTCTGCCAAGACTTGTCCTATTCAACTTCAAGATAATCCAAGATATCAAGTAACTGATGCCGAGGGTAAGATTGTTGTTATAGGAGGAGGTGGTTTGATACATCCAACGTTCACAGAGAATATTGAATTTATTGTAAAACAGCAACCCGCAAAACTCGTAGTCTGGGGTATTGGAACCAATTATGATGTAAATAAGGACAGAGGATATCCTGAATGGCTTGGCAATGCTGATATGATTGGTTTGCGAGATGCTAACAATATAGGCATTGGCGAATATGTTCCGTGTGTAACTTGTATGCATCCAGCATTTGATAATCCTTATGAAATAAAGCATGACAAAGTATATTATCTACACGCAAGAAAAGAAAAGCCAGATGTAGATGCACCTGTACTAACTAACAAGGCAAAAGACATATATAATATTATTCGCTTTTTAGCTTCAGGCGAAACTGTAGTAACTACTAGCTATCACGGAGCCTATTGGGCTATGCTACTTGGCAGGAATGTTCAAGTAGTGCCGTGGAGCACAAAGTTCAAAACTTTTAAATATACGCCTGTAATGTTAGAGTCAATCAATGATGTGTCCAATGACACTATGTATATCCATCCTACATACTTGGAAGAATGTAGAGATCTAAACAAACGGTTTTATGAGAGATTTAAAAATTTATGTGGGCTATGATCCAAGAGAGGACTTAGCATATGAAGTATGTCGCCATAGCATTCTAACACGAACACCTGGCGCTACTGTATATCCAATTAAGAAAACAATGTTAGAGAAGTCAGGCTGGTACTGGCGTCCAATAGATAGATTATCATCTACTGAATTTACATTTACTAGATTTCTAGTACCTGCGCTAACACACTACAGAGGGTGGGCATTGTTTATTGATTGTGATACGCTATTACAAACTGACTTGAACGAACTGTTTGATTTAGCTGACGACAAGTATGCTGTAATGGTAGTGAAGCACGACTACACACCACTCAGCCAAACTAAAATGGATGGCAGACTACAAACTGTATATCCACGCAAAAACTGGTCCTCGGTAATGTTGTTCAACTGTGAGCATCCTTCTAATAAAGTTTTGACTAAGGAACTTATTAGTGACCCATCTAAAGATGGTGGATACTTCCATCGTTTCAATTGGCTGCAGGATGATGAGATAGGCGAACTGCATCACGAATGGAACTGGCTTGTAGGGCACTACTACAAACACGATGGATCACCAAAGCTAATACACTATACAGAAGGCGGGCCTTGGTTCAAAAACTATTTTATGCAGGACTTATCAGATGTTTGGAAGGATGAGTATCAACAACTAATGGAGAGAGAATTTACCATCAAGGACACTGTTGATAAATGAAAACCACTGTTTGTGCCTTCATCAACTCAATACCTCCATCTGCCCGTAGAAGTCACAAAGCAGACTTACTCATAAATTTTATCAAAGGAGTCAATGCTAATAAAGACTCTGGCAAAATTTATGACTCTAGATATAATCGCCCCGTCCCAGTTGATGTTGCTGTATTACAAGGCTGGGTGCATGAGAATTCCTCAAGAACTCCTCATCTAAATTTTCGTCGTAGTATTATAAAACGACAACAAGACGATAATAAAAATCTTATTGTTATTGATAGTAACCTGTTTGGTTACAATGTAGATAAGTTACACCCTATGATGTATCATCGTTTTAGCATGGGCGGAGTATTTCCAACTACTGCTAACTATTTTGATACTATTGTAGATGAGACACGCTGGGATAAGATATCCACAGATTTAGATATAAAAGTAAAGCCATGGCGTAAGTTAGGAAGTTACATCTTACTATGTTGCCAACGCAACGAAGGTTGGAGTATGAAAGGACTGTCTGTTGTAGATTGGATTCATCAAACAGTTCAAGAGATCCGCAAGCATACAGACAGAGGCATACTTGTAAGAGCTCATCCAGGAGACAAACACGCTCATAGATATTTGCGAGAGACAAAGCATAAAATATCTAACAACAAAAGTATCAAAAAGGATTTTGAAAAAGCATGGGCTACAATAACATACAATTCTAGTCCAGGTGTAGCCAGTGCTATTGAAGGAGTACCTCTGTATGTTACAGATCCAATTCCACAGACTAGCCAAGCATTTGCTGTAGCCAATACAGATTTATCTACTATTGAGTCTCCACAAACATTTGATAGAACAGATTGGCTACAGCGATTAGCTATGTGTCATTGGAAAATGGAAGAGCTACGCAATGGCGATGCTTGGCGACATATGAAACAATTTATCTCCGATAAAGAGCCTTATGTAACCTTAGGGAAGAAGTAAAGTCTTTATCTTTGTGCTTTGCTTTTAAATGCCATAGTTTTCCTTGCATTTGATTATTGAATGGGCTTAGTATCTTATCTGGCTTTGGAGATAATTCTCTATAGCTAAAGTCATCTACAAACTCTCTACACTCACGAATAACTCTACCAAACGAATCTCCATCAAAAGGCTTATACATATTTGAAAAGTCTCGACGATGATAGATGCTGCGATACTTTGCATAGAACATAGGCTTGTATCTATGCTCTCGATTGATTATAAAGAATCCTGTCTCTACAGAATAGTAACCTTGCTGGGGAACTCCAAAGTGAGCAGATATATTATCTGAACTATCATCCCCTATCAAAGAGTGTAACCAAAGGGGTGTAATGTAACCTTCTGAGATTACATCAGCATCTACCCATACTAGATAACCAGTAGAAGGCTTGAGATGTTCTATAATAGGAAATGCCTTTTTAGAAAATATAGTAGCTCGGCTGTTAGTATGTGTTGCTTTTTGGAATTTATGAAAAGCAGATCCTAAATTATTCACATCCTTGATTGTAATTCTAGGATCAGTTATAGGCAAAGTGTCTTCTGTATAAACAGTAAGAGTAAAGCCAGTCCAATACTTCAGCCAAGTTTGAATCATATAAGTCCCAACCTTGTTGTAATAGTCGAGACTCATACTTGTTACAACATCAAAACTTCCAGTATTTTTCTCCACGCTTCACCATAAGATCTCTTTTATTGCTTTTACCTGTTTGTTTTCTGTCACCCTTTAGATGATCTAACCAAGTACCTAACACACCATTGATGAGAGGATGTCCTCCCCCACCAGTCTTTACAGCCACGCTATACATACCAGCACTGTAATCTAACACATCTGGATACATACGCATAAATTTTTCTAAGCAGGAGCCAAACACATAACTATCGTGCCATTCATCTAATTTGAATATCCCGTCCTCAGCATTCTCATATTGATATTCAAGATTAGCTACAAACTGTCGTGCTTTAGCGGATTTGCAATCAATCCCATAAAAGCCACACTCAGGCCATGTCTGAGATCCTTTGCCTCTGCCTACATATGTTAGCCATACATCAGAAGGGAACAGAGATGCATATTGTTCATAGTTCCAGTGACTATGCACAACCATGTCAGCATCAATCCATACAACCCAACCTTTGCCAGTATTTCTTTCACAAGCATCAAATACCGCATATACCTTGTTTGCAAATCGCATCGCATCCCATTTGAATTTTTTATCATAGTCCCTAGGACGCTTGTGCGGGAAAGGACACTCGCCATTAGCCTTAGGAACCTTGCCCCATTTCTTTTTGAACTTCATCAACTTTGGTAATGCTTCCCGTTGATTCAATATTAGAATCTTGCTAGGTGCGGGATTGATTGGATCACAATCCTCAGCATACACTAGCAACTTCATATTATCATCTGTATTTTGTGCCCATGTGTCTAAGAACTTTTGAGCATAGAGATCTAAACCCTCTTTGTTGAAAGTTGTTACCGCAAGAATGTCTGTCATCAGTTTCTCCTGTATATATAGTATATATAAGTATTTAATATGAAATCATTTAATTTGCACACAAATAATGGAGCACTCAACTCCAAATCTGTATTCGCTGCCTTCGAGGCTGGAGCTAAACGATTAGGCTACACTGTTTACCATAACTCCGACAAAGGAGATGTAGATGTCATATGGGGCGTCCTCTGGCATGGTAGAATGTTGAAGAACAAAGAGATATGGCACAGAGCAGCTCGCAATCGTACACCTGTCATAGTATTAGAAGTAGGTGCTATAGAACGCAATGTCACATGGAAAATGGGAGTAGGCGGAGTCAATAACTCAGCTTACTTTGGACCTCGAGCAAACGACAGCAAGCGAGCTGACAAGCTAGGACTAAAGCTAGATCCATGGAAACAAAACACAAATGGTTCTATACTCATAGCTTGTCAAAACAATAAGTCAGCACAATGGCACGACGAGCAACATCAAGAGCGATGGCTGATGGATACACTAGCTACAATAAGAAAACATACTGATAGAAATATTATTGTAAGGCAGCATCCACGATGCCCAATGCGTCTGAGAAACCTACCTGCCAACACTATTCTACAAATACCTAAAAAGATTCCTAACACATATGATGACTATGACTTTACTGTTGAGAAGGCATACGCCGTAGTCAATTGGAGTTCCAACCCAGGCATCATAGCAGCAATGAAAGGAATACCACTCTTTACTTCCTTTTCGAGCCTAGCGTGGAGCGTGGGTAATCTGGATGTAAATAATATAAACAATCCAGACACACCTGACAGACGACAATGGCTGAATGATTTTGCATATACCGAATGGACTACGAAAGAAATATCTACGGGTAAGCCACTAAAACGATTGACAAATATTTTATAACCTGTTATAATGAAAGTATAGGTAGAATTTATGATGACATTTGGACTAGAGGATGTAGATTCTCACGAACCACAGGACCCAGTGACTATTGAAGATTATTTAGATATTATATCAGCTAATAAAAAAATTCTAACAGATCCTGATCAAAAGTTATTCTATAGCTTACACAGACAATCTATGAAGGGTATGGGTTTGACTGAACGGCAGCACGAACTGCTAAAACTCAAACTACTTGAATACTCTGAGTGGCTCGAGGCACGCTATCCTGACTTTAGAGAAGACTTGGATCATCTGCGTCACCCATATCGTATTATTGATAGAACAAGAACTATCAAAGTAATAGAGCGAGAAGTGCCAGTGTTTGGGGGACTCATCAAAGCTCAGATGATGGCTATACGCTTTCCATTTTCTAATAAAATGATAAAGCATATTGATTTTATCAAGTCTGTACAAGATAAAAAAATGTACGACAATAAAACAAAGACGCACTTCGTCAAACTAAACGAACGCAACGCATTAGATATTATCACACACTTCAAAGATTTAGAATTTGATATTGAGCCTCAGCTATTAGAGTATTATGATGAGGTATGTCAAATACAATCTAACAGTGATACTCATTGCCCTGGTGTATATGATTATCAGTTACGCAATGTTCATCCACGAGTGGTTGAATACGCACATGAAAAGTTTGGCGAACCAGGACCGCACAACTTACATTTATATCGAGATGCTGCAGGTATATTAGGACTGTCTCATTTTGATTTGAAAGCTAGTAGAGAAAACGATGCGAAGCTAACACAAGTCAGCCAAAATATATTATTGAGAACTACTAATCTTTGCTTTGCTTCATCTAAAATATATGGACTAGATCAAATTTTTGAAAGCATACACGAGCTAGATAGATATCCATTACTCATATCTATGCCAGTATTATCTCGACACGAGTCTGTTTCATTCTATCAAGCTAATGGAATTGATCATGTCTTAGGTCCTGGCGAGTCAGTTCCTGATATTGTTATCCTAGCCAAGCTACATACATATTTAGAATCATATGTAAAAAATTCTGAGATGGCAGTTTTGTATCGCAAGGATAAGAGATCAATAGATGATTGTGAATTTAATAACTATGTCACTAGACACGAACTAAATAATTTACCAACCAAGGACACTAAAGTTATCTTTTTACATCAGCAAAAGAGAATACCTAAGCCACTGCTTGAATCTAGTTGGAGGCCTAGAACTGTATTGATGCTACGAGCTTCTATCTCTACTAATAGAACTATTACTGTTTTTAGAGAATCAGCAGACTTAAACTTAACGTACTCAGATGAATTTTTCACAGGACATCATTACTTTACAATATGAAACCATGTAAACTTGTAATACAAGACGAAGTCAATATCAAGTTAGAAGGCTTGCCAGTAGATGTAAGACGCAAAATAGCAAACGCTCTAAAGTTTGAAGTTCCATATGCTAGGCATACGCCACACTACAAGCTAGGGCGTTGGGATGGCAAAGTTCCTTTCTTCAACATAGGAGGAACAGGATATGTCAATCATCTAGGCACTGTGGTAGAGATCCTATCTAAACACAACTACACTATCTCAGATATTGATGATAGACGGCAGACAATAGACTTACAGTTTCCAACTATTACAGAGAACTATTGGGCGAACCAAGGAGTATGCTGGCCCAAAGGACATCCTGCTGAGGGTGAAAAAATACTACTACGTGACTACCAGGTAGAAGCGATAAATAATTTTTTAGCTAACCCGCAGTCACTGCAGGAAATAGCTACGGGCGCAGGTAAAACTATTACCACAGCCACACTCTCACACATAGCAGAACAACATGGACGAACACTTGTCATTGTACCAAACAAATCTCTTGTGCAGCAGACTGAAGAAGATTACAGAAACTGCGGGCTGGACGTCGGCGTATACTTTGGTGATCGAAAAGACCTTGCCAAAAAACATACCATATGCACTTGGCAGAGTCTTAACATCCTTGGAAAGAAAAGCAAAGACGCAGAAGTAGAAATAACTCTCGCAGAGTTTTTACAAGGTGTACAAACTATTATTGTAGACGAAGTGCACCAAGCAAAAGCTGATGTTCTAAAGGCACTACTAACACAAAGCCTAAAGAACGCTGCCATACGATGGGGACTAACTGGTACTATACCAAAAGAAAAATTTGAATTTGAAGCACTCCACGCTGCCATAGGTCCTGTAATTGGATCTATTAGTGCTAAGGAGCTACAGGACAAAGGAGTGCTATCACAGTGTCACGTGAACATTCAACAACTAATAGACATTGTTGAGCATCGTGACTATCAAAGCGAACTCAAATACCTTGTTACTAACGACAAGAGAGTTGAGTATCTGGCTAGCCAGATCATCAATATTAGACAATCAGGTAACACACTCATTCTAGTGGATCGTGTATCCGCAGGTAAAAAGCTACAAGAGCTTGTGCCAGACTCAGTGTTTATCAGTGGCGAAGTAAAAGTAAAAGATCGAAAAGAGACATATGACGAAGTCCAGGATGCGAGCGACATGGTTATTATTGCTACATATGGTGTAGCAGCAGTAGGCATCAACATCCCAAGAATATTCAATCTGGTTCTTATAGAGCCAGGCAAATCATTTGTTCGTGTGATTCAGTCTATTGGTAGAGGAATCCGCAAAGCAAAGGACAAGGACTTTGTACAAATATGGGACTTCACATCTACTTGTAAATTTGCCAAGCGTCATTTAACTGAACGTAAAAAGTTTTATAAACAAGCCCAATACCCATTTACACTACAAAAGGTTGACTGGACATGAAAATTCTAACACTTGAAAATAAATCATTTGACTTGAACAACTTACCTGAGGAGATTGATGAGGACTTTAGGTTTTCTATTTTAGATAACTCAACTCCGTCAGATCCTGACTTTTATTTTGTGCCTCTTATCTTTTTAGAATCATTTAGCAACTCCGCTATCGTTCTAGAGATCAATGGACACGAAGTAATGATGCCTATTGATTTCCATATTGCTGTAGGTGATAGCCGCACAGGCAAGGACTTAGAAGTCCTGCCACTTACAAGTTTGAATGATAGAGGCTTTGAGGCATTCTTATTCAATCCTCTAAAGAGCTACAAAGCAGACTATGGCGAAATCAAAGTAACTAACTTTTACAATGACATCAAATGGTACTTCCCTAAGATAAAGTCAGGGCAGTTACTATCGGTGCCACTAACAGACGATGAGAATCCATTGTGTGCTTTCTTCATCAAGGATGTAAATCGTCAAACAGAAATTATTGACTTCTGCAATCTTATATAGTATTATGGCAAAGCTACCAGTTAAAGATGTTCTTGCTGCTGTAGATATAGGAGCAAAGAATGTATGGGACGAGCTGAGTGATGAGGAGAAAAAGTCTGTATCATTTTGGCTATTAAATAGATATGCTTCTAGTGTAAAAGGTTCAGACGCTGAGATAGCAGTATTGAAGACTAACGAGTTCTTCAATAAACATTATATGATTATGTCAAAGCATCCTAAACTACAATGGCAACTACTCTGTCTGTCAGCAGACTACGGAAAGATTAAATACCATGAGTGGATTGGATTGAAGTCTGGCAAGGATAAACTAGATGCACAAAACAGCAAGTTTCTATCTGTTCTTGAAAAGGCATACCCAAATCAAAAAATGGACGAGCTACTCATATTAGCAAAAATGGCAACTAAAGAAGATATACAGGAACTAGCAGACAATCATGGCATCGACATCAAACTCTAGATTCAAATGCGAATACTGTAAGAAAAGTTTTTCTAAAGAGAGTACAATACTCGTTCACGTTTGCGAAAAGAAACGACGAGCGCAGCAACGTGACGAGAAAAGAGTACAAACAGGATTTTACGCATTCAATTTATTCTATAGGAAAGGCACAGGCTTCAAACGTGACAAGACGTATGAGGAGTTCTGTAACTCTCCTTACTACAATGCCTTTGTAAAGTTTGGTTCATTCGTTACTAACGTCCGCCCTCTGTATCCAGAGAAATATATTGAATACATCGTAATGAGCGGAGTAAAGATTGACAAATGGTGTGATGAGGCATTATACGAAAAATATGCTGTGGATCTTATAAAGAAGGAAGATGTACATACAGCATTAGAGCGTAGCATACAAACAATGACAGAGTGGGCAACTGAGAATCCACCAGCACAATGGAATCATTATTTTAGATTAGTAAATCTAAACAGAGCAGTATATCATATCAAAGATGGAAAGCTATCACCATGGCTACTACTAAACTCTGTACAGGCACAGGATATGATGGGACGATTCAACGAGGAGCAACTTGGACTGATCTATCATATATTAGATCCAGATCATTGGGGTAAAAAGTTTTCACAATCATCTAGGGATGTTATTTTAGCAAAAGAGGTGATAAAGGAAAGCAAATTATGAGAAAAGGATATCGTACTACACATCTACATTTTCCAGCAGGAGGTGGTGGTAGGATGCTCCTATCTTTAATATCAAGTATGTATTATAAACATCCTTTATATAAGATAGGTATGGCTGGCGAGGCACATGATATGCATCACAGTACCAATCTTGACTTTCGTAAAACTGATAATACGATACCAAAAAAGCCAGAAGATGATTTCTATTGGTGGCATCATATAGATTGGGCTGTCGATCACGAACTTATTAAGAACTGTAATTACGTTAGGATGGTAGTGACTGACAAAGACACTGAGCAGATAGCTTACCTAAGAATAATAAAAAATTTTATAGGAGATTCTTTAACTTACTATCATGAACAACAAGAACCAATTAGTTTAACACTTCGAGAGAAAACAGTTTTCTTATCTTCAGACCCAACAGATATATTACATTGGTATGACGTAGATGAGATTTACAAATCGTTTATCAAGATTGGTAGAAAAGTCAGCAAACATCTATCGGGGCATTCGCCAAAGATAAGAACTATGAGTAGGCAAGATGTATGGGATTTATCTCACAGTTACAAAGAACCTTTGCCGCTAAATATCTGGCGACTTGAAAAATACTGGCATCAGTATCGAGCTTGGAGAATTATATTAGCACATAGTAAAAATATTCCTTTAGGAATAAAAGAGATGATAAAGGATCACTTAGTTCATACAAATGAAGATTTAAAATAACTAAAGATGGAATGCTAAAATATTTTTCTGAAACTACTTTTGATCCTGTATTGCATTCTACTAACAATACATTGCCTATACATTTTAGAAACATAATGACTAAACCACATTATACTATTAAAACTTTGGAGAATTTTTATAACAAAAAATTACCTCCTGCATCTAAAAATTTTTACCTTCATTATCTTAAATATAATGAAGAGTTTGCAAAATTATTTTTCCCATCATTAAATTGGGGGACAGGTTACATAGATGACGCCGTATAAAACTACACATTTAGATTTTCCCGGAGGGGGTGGTGGTAGAATGCTCTTATTTTTAATATCAAGCATGTACCAAGAAAGTCCAGAATATACCATTGGTTATCTAGGCGATGCTCATCAAATGGATCATTATAATATACATTATTGTTTTGATCCAGAAGATCCTTTCCAGCCAATAAATCAAGTTGAGTGGAGATCTCAAATTGATAAATCGCCTGACTATAAATTTTATTATTGGCATAATATTGGACAACAGTCCAAACTTTATTTCCAAAATCAAACTGAAGGGAAATATCTTCAAAACTGTAACTACATTAAGATGCTCGTTACTGAGGATGATTTTGCTCAAATAAATTTCTTACGAATTATAAAAAATGAATTGGGTGATGGAATGGATTATGTTCGAAAAAGATCTAAGGCGTCACTCAAAATACCATATGAGATTATTCAACTAGGCGATAAACCTAATGAGATTATGAGATATTATGATATCAAAAAAATGTATAAAACATTTATTAAGATAGGTAAAAGAGTATGTAACTACCTTGAAAGAAGATATCCTATTTTAAAATATATAGATAGGCAAGATATTTTAGATCAATATTCTTCAACCTTACCAAAAAATGATGTATATAGATTTAAGAGACGATACACAACATATCGTGCTTGGCGTATGATATTATCAGAAGAAACTCTTGAGTTAGGATTGCTGAAACTTTTAAAAGAAAGAATAGATCTTTTTTCTATAGAATATTATACTACAAAAGATGATCCTGGAAAACTATTTACTGATACTACTAATATATTATTTGTAGACTATCGATCTATAATAACTAACCCAGAAGAGACAATTCAAAAACTAGAAGAGTTTTATGGTAGATCAATGCCAAGCCCATCTATAAACTTTTATAAAACTTATCTTAGATATAATGAAGATTTAGCAAGTGTGTTTATTCCTTCACTAAACTGGAAAACAGGAGACTTTAAATGGACATAGTATATTACCCAAATGAGATCCTCACTACAAAAGTTGCTGAGGTAGATATCACTAATCCTGGATTTGATCCTAAAGAGATCAAAGCTATAATGATTGATACAATGCTGAGTAACAACGGGATTGGACTTAGCGCCAACCAAGTTGATTTGAATCATCAACTATTTGTTATGGGAGCAGATCCAAAGAACGCAGAGCTTTGTATCAACCCTACAGTATTACAACACACTGAGGATACTGTATTAGAAGACGAAGGATGCTTGAGCTTCCCTGGCATATTTGTTCAAGTCAAACGCCCTAGAGAAATCCTAGTAGAATATACAGATGAGAATATGGAGCAACGACGACAACACCTAACAGGATATGCTGTCAAAGTATTCTTACACGAGTGGGATCACCTACAAGGAGTATGCTTCAAGGATCGTGTGTCACCACTAAAATGGAAAATGGCTTCCAAAAAAGCGAGTAAGAGAAATGGAAAGTAAATATTCTAAATGGTATTTTGAGTTGATGACATCACGTCCAGTTCGAGAAGATACTTATTTAGAAAAGCATCATATAATTCCCAAATGTGTAGGAGGTTCTGATGATGAAGAAAATCTTATTCTTTTAACACCTAGAGAACATTTTATTGCACACTTATTGCTAACTAAAATGTATGAAGGAGAAGCAAGGCACAAACTGCTATACGCATTCAATATGATGTTTGTTAGAAGTAGCAAGAATAGATTGCGTGGCAACTTCAATTCAAAGTTATATGAATCTATTCGTAAAGAAGCACATCAACATTTTGGAAAGCACGGGAGAAAAGGTAGGCCCGCTTGGAATAGAGGAATGACTCGATCTCAAGCGGTAAAGGATGCTGTGAGTAAAGCCAATAAAGGCAGGACTGCTTGGAATAAAGGAGTGCCTCGAACTGAAGAGGACAAGGCTAAGATGCGAGCCGGTTGGGCTAAAAAATTGGGGAAGTAACGTGGATGTGGATATAGATTTTGCTGATAGAAATTTATTATTAGATATAATTCCTCACCGTGCAGCAACACTAGAGAACGGAGCTAAACACAATACAGGAATATATGGAACTGCTATCCCGTGGAATCCGTTAACTGGACAAGCTACGATAAACTATAAGCAGGCAGAAGAGAGAGGCTATTTCAAAATAGACTTTCTGAATGTCAATATATACAAAGGTGTTAGAGATGAAGGACATCTAGATGAGTTGATGAATACAGAGCCAGAGTGGGAGTTGCTACAGCACGACGAATTTGTAAATCAAGTATTTCACTTGAGCGGGCACGGACCGTTATGTCGTAAGCTACAACCTACTAGCGTCGAAGAACTCGCAATGGTCCTAGCTATCATACGTCCATCCAAAAGGTATCTAGCGGATCAAGGCTGGGACGCTATACGCCGAGAAGTATGGAAGCCTCCATACAATGGAGACTATTACTTCAAGAAAGCTCATGCCTTTTCTTACGCAATTGCTACAGTCGTTCATATGAATTTACTCTGTGAGCAAATTATTTCGGACGACGAACTAACTGCACATTCTTCCTCTTGACTCTCTTTAGTGTTAGGTTGTGCAGATTAACTGTTGGGCCTAGCACTATATTGACATCTTTGCTGTTCATATTTCTCAAACAGTATCTAATAGGCTCAACATCTTTGCTTAGGAATATTGTAATAGGTATTAACCTATTTGATTCCATCCACCATGTTTGTCCTATCTCTAGTAGATATTGTTTGTCCTCAGTAGTCTTAAGCATAGAGTAATCTAATATTGTTGTAATATTATTATCTTGATTTACAACAATACCAACGTATTCTTTTCCGCCGTATGTGATTACACTGATAAATGGGTAGTTTTCTTCTATTTGGTTTCGTAACATTAATCTATTTTTATTCCATATAAATAATATTATGCAGTTAATACCACGTTATTTAGTAGATAATATTATTACGATAGTAGGTAGTGAGCAAGGCCTTTCTACGGAGATGATGCCAGTGTATACACGACAGATCAAAGTCTATAAAGGAATAGACAATACAATACAATTTAGATTATTGAACGCCGATCACAAACCCATAAACATTGATTTATATAAAATAATGTTTGTAGCATTTGATGACAATGGTAGAAAAGTAATTGAAAGAGAGTGCCATCCATACGCACCAACAGATAGTACAGTTCATCGAGGCAAGTTTCAAACAACAATTACAGAAAATGATTTATACAACTTGCCAAAGCAAATGATGAGATATAACATTTATCTAATAGATGAGGAGAACCGTCGTCACATAACTTATGTAGATAGTCACTTTGACAATAATGCTACAATAGTTGTTGATGACTATGCCTTTCCTCCAGCCAAGCCTGCCGGAGTGGCGACGGTATTTACTCCAGATAATAATTTCTGGTACAGTGAATATCTATCTGCTCAACCAGCCCTAAATGGATCTGAGGCGTTACACACTGTGGCAGTATATACCACAGGATACGCAGGCACTGTAACTGTGCAGGCTACACTTGAGAACACACTGTCCTCACCAACATGGGGAGACTTGTTTGACATAACACTGGACGGAACAGAAACAGAACCAGTAGCAAAGAACTTCAACGGAGTATTTTCATTCTTGCGTGTGAAGTTTGATAATGACCCAGTAGATAAGATAAAAAAGATTCTCATCCGAGATTGACTTTTGTAAATAATCATGCTATAATGAAAGTATGAGCCTATTATCTGATACTGTATGGGCACACCTTCCATACAAGAGAAAACAAACGCCTAGTGGCTGGACCGCATTCAACTCTGTATGTTGTCATCATCGAGGACACAAAGCAGATAACAGAGGGCGCTCTGGCATCATTATATCCAACGAAGTAATCAGCTACTCTTGCTTTAACTGTGGCTACAAGGCATCTTGGCAGCCTGGACGCAACCTCACGGCTAAAATGAAGCAGTTACTAGAGTGGTTATCAGTTCCTTCTGATTTGATTACACGGATCTCATTTGACATAATGCGTGTCAATCAAGACATAGAGCACATACAATATGTCTCACATCGTCCTCAGTTTGATCCTGTTAGACTTCCTGTTGGTTCTCAACTAATGACTGAGACACAAAACGAAGCAGTTGTTCCTGTATTAGAATATATGGCTAGTAGAAACTTGCTTATGTCTGATACAAACTTCTACTGGAGTCCTGAGCTAGGTATGAAGAATAGATTTATTATTCCCTTCTACTATGGCGGAGAATGTGTTGGCTATACAGCTCGTACCTACAAGACTGAAGGGAGCATAGCAAAGTATCTAACATACTCGCAGCCAGGATTCGTATATGGTATGGATGCTCAACCATATGATAGGCCTTACGCTATCGTGTGTGAGGGCCCGCTAGACGCTCTTCTCATCAATGGGTTAGCAGTATTAGGTAGTGACATAAACCCGCAGCAGGCGCTTCTTATAAACTCTCTGAATAAGAATATCATCGTAGTACCTGACAGAGATAAAGCAGGAGCAAAGATGATTGAGGCAGCATTGGAGAATGAATGGATGGTAAGTATGCCTCCTTGGCGTAATGAAATAAATGACATAAGCGATGCAGTAGCTAAATACGGTAGAACACTAACTCTTTACAGTATAATGAAATACAAAGAGAGGACCAGTCTAAAAATAAAATTGAGAATGAAAAGATGGATAAAATAAAAGATGCTTTCCGTAAGCTCTGGGAAATTATTTCTTTTCCATTTGTATGGGTAAAAGAAGAAATTGAATTTAGAAAACGATTAAAGAAATTGAGAGAACAAGACCCTTTTATTTATGAGTAAGTATGATTACTTGGGGCGTCAGCGCAAACAGTCATAACGCATCGCTAACAGCATTCGATGGAGATAAAATTGTATTCTCTAGTCACTCAGAACGATTTAGTAGAATAAAAAACGATCCACATCTAAACAGTAAAATTATAAACTATGCTCTACAATGGGGCTACCCTTCTGAAGTAATATGGTATGAAGATCCAATTCTAAAAAGTGTCAGGCAGCTAAAAGCGGGTCAAGGTTGGAAGTTTGGCGAGAACAATGTTGAAAAGTATATGGCAAAGTATGGCATACACTCTCCCGTGAATACAATGAGCCATCATCAGTCACATGCCGCTGCAGGATACTACACCTCAGGATTTTCAAATGCTACAGTTATAGTAATAGATTCTATTGGAGAATTTGAGACTCTAACTGTATGGGAAGGCACTGGACAGAACCTACATCAAATATTCTCACAAGGATATCCACACTCAATTGGTTTATGGTATAGTGCTATGACGCAACGACTAGGACTAAAGCCAAATGAGGAAGAATATATACTGATGGGAATGGCAGCATTTGGTGATAGCAATAAATATTTTGACGAGATACTAGATACATTTTTTGACTTGACGCCATCTGCTATAGATAATATATTTGGCAAGATACCAACTATAAAGCTAAAGCATAATCTACATCGAGGATGCTTATGGTGGAAGCCAGATATGATAGCACACGAATTTGGTGGTCCAACTTTTTGGGCATATGATGTGGCAGCAGCAACACAACGAGTCTATGAGATGTTACTTGAGACAATCTCTAGAGAAGTAAAGAGTCGAACTACTAGCAATAACCTAGTCCTTATGGGCGGGTGTGCTTTGAATTGTAGTGCTAATACTAATATATACAGTATGTGGGATAATGTATGGATTATGCCTGATCCAGGTGACTCCGGTTCATCAATTGGATCTGTATTAGCATATAGGGGCAGACATATAGACTGGCCCGGTCCATACTTAGGATATGAAATAGAAGGAACACTAAATTATGACAGAATCATCTCAGAACTTGAATCCATCGGACTCTGCGGAATTGCAAGAGGACATGCAGAGATTGGTCCTCGTGCCCTCGGCAATCGCTCTCTTATTGCTGATCCTCGGGATCCAAATTGCAAGCGTAGGGTTAACCATATTAAACAGCGGCAAGAGTTCAGACCCTTCGCCCCCGCAATCCTCGCTGAATATGCCGATGAATATTTCGACGGCCCAACAGGACCATATATGCAATACACTCCGAAGTGTCGAGAGCCAGAACGTTTCCCAGGCATTGTACACACTGATGGAACCTCAAGAGTCCAAACAGTTACAAGAGAGGATAACCCTAGCTTTAGAGAATTGTTAGAACTATGGTATGACAAGACAGGCTGTCCTATGTTGCTAAACACTAGCCTAAATATAAAAGGACAGCCTATGGTAAATGACTTAGGAGACGCACGTGACTTTGAAAAGAAATACGGAGCAAAAGTATTCTAATGAGCAGACAGAACACAGACTATGGATATGATATACAACGTGTATATCTTGAGATGTTTCTAACAGATGCTGAATCGTTTATTAGGTGTCAAGGTGTATTTGAGCCAAAGACATTTGATAAGAGATTACAATCAGCAGCAAAGTTTCTAGCAGACTATGTAGCAGAGCATAACGCAATACCTACACGGGATATGGTGAATGGTGCGTGTGGTACAGAGCTACGAGATCCTGGCCCAATGAAGACAGAGCATTATGATTGGCTACTAGCAGAGTTTGAAACTTTCAGCAGACACAAAGCACTTGAGGAAGCTATTCTCAAGTCAGCAGACTTACTAGAGAAAGGCGAGTATGGCCCAGTAGAGGATCTAGTAAAGAACGCAGTGCAGATAGGATTACAAAAAGATTTAGGAACTAACTACTGGGCAGATCCTAGAGGCAGACTAGAGTGGATCAAAAGTAGGAACGGACAAGTAAGCACAGGCTGGACAACACTGGATCAGAAACTATTTGGTGGATTCAACAGAGGAGAACTGAATATATTTGCTGGAGGCTCTGGCGCAGGTAAAAGTTTATTCCTGGCTAACTTAGGAGTCAATTGGGCAAAGGAAGGATTGAATGTAGTTTATCTAACATTTGAGCTTTCAGAACAGATTGTTAGTATGAGACTTGACTCTATGGTTACAGAGATACCTTCTCGAGAAATATTTAAGAGTATAGATGATGTAGAGATGAAGGTAAAGATTATAGGAAAAAAGTCTGGCGCATTCCAAGTAAAGTATATGCCATCAGGTAAAACAGCAAACGATATTAGAGCATACATAAAAGAATTAGAAATCAAAACAGATAGAAAAATAGATGTATTGCTTGTAGATTATTTAGATTTGATGATGCCTATTGGCAAACGCATCTCGGCTGAGAACTTATTTGTAAAAGACAAATATGTATCTGAAGAGTTGCGTAATTTAGCTATGGAAACAAACACACTATTTGTAACAGCATCTCAGTTGAATAGAGCCTCTGTAGAAGAGATAGAATTCGATCATAGTCATATCTCAGGAGGATTATCTAAAATACAAACAGCAGATAATGTAATAGGTATCTTTACTTCTAGAGCTATGCGGGAACGAGGACGATATCAAATCCAGCTAATGAAAACTAGAAACTCCTCAGGAGTAAATGCTAAAATAGATTTAGATTTTAATATTGATACACTACGCATAACAGACTCAGAGGATGAGGAAGGTGTAACTGTTACATCTAACACAAGTGCTCAGTCTATATTGAGCAAGGTAAAGAGAAACGGATCAGCACCTACAAGTCCAGATGAAGTACCCGACGAACCTAAAATGAAAATCACAGCTAAAACAGATAGCACTAAACTTCGAGATTTTCTAAACAACCTTAAAACGTCTGAGGAAGACTAGCAACTAATAAGTAAAATAAAAGGAGAACTATGTCATGTGGATGCGGGCGCTCGCCAGACTTTTGTAGAGGATGGCACGCTCTTACAGAAGAAGAATGGCAAGAAGAACTTGCTAAGTTTCGTATTGAGGAACAACAGGAAGCAAAATCAAACACAAAGTATCACGAAGTCACTGTACTAGAAGTACATCATACAACACCATCACTATTTAAGATTAGAACAACAAAGCCAGAAGGTTACGCATTCAAGCCAGGTGAGTTTACAATGATTGGGCTACCTGACAGTATAAAGCGAGCTTATTCTTTTACATCAGCACCTAGTGATGACTACCTAGAGTTTTATTCTATCAAAGCACCTAACGGAGAACTTACATCATTATTGAAGTATGTTTTACCTGGCGACACAATGCATGTTGGTAAAAAAGCCAAAGGCACTTTGCTTGCAGAAAACTTTACACCTAAAGAATCTGAACGAGTATGGCTACTAGCTACAGGAACAGGTATTGCTCCATTTATGTCTATACTTAGAAGTAGGCAACTTAAAACTATGTTTGAAAGAAAAACATATGTAATGTGGAGTGTTCGTAAAAAAGAAGACTTACTAGCATATGACGAGGAGCTAACTAGAAATTCGTTTATTCATTATATGCCAATCGTTACACAAGATGCTGAACACTTTGGCTGGACTAAGCGCATTCAAGAATATTTGTTAGATCCTGCTACACACGGACTGACTATGATTCCAGAACTAGATCCTATAAAGGACAGAGTTATGTTATGCGGCTCTATGGAGTTCAACGAAGACTTGCGTGAGATACTAGAAGAGCGTGGGTTTGTAGAAGGAAGTAATCAACAACAAGGAACCTACGTTCTAGAGAAAGCATTCGTAGGATAAATAATTGATAGGATTTTTTATGGAAACAAGATTGAAATGGTGGGCAATGTTTTGCTCGTCGATAGTAATGTTATTTTTATGTTGGCAGTTTGGATTTCTTACAACACTTTATAATACAGATGTAACATATATTAGTTGGTTGATTATTGGACTATACATCGTATTGAGTTTGAGAGCTGGTTGGAAGATCCATATGTTCGACATTACAAACGATAAGCAATCTAGCTCACGCCCAGAATGGTATATGAGTGAAATGCTGCTAAGCCTAGGAATGGTAGGAACTGTTATAGGCTTTATCTATATGCTCAGCACAATGTTCACAGACATTAATGTTCAAGACATTAATAGCGTTCAATATGCATTGGGACAAATGGCAACTGGTATGGGGACGGCATTATGGACAACACTAACGGGCCTTATCTGTAGCATCTTGCTAAAGTTGCAATTAGTGTATATGGACGAGTTTGTGAAATATGAAAAATAAGTATATAAGCACTCTCGCCCTTACGGATTTATTATTCAATCTAATTTTAGGATTTGTATTCCTTTTCCTTATTAGCTTTTTATTGATTAACAAACCAGAGAAGACTGCTGACGTAGAAAAGAAAGCAGAGATGATAGTCATAATGCATTGGGAAGACATGCATGAAGCTGACATTGATCTCTGGGTACAAACGCCTCATGGAACGGTGAACTTTGTTCAACCAACTAGAGGCAATGTGTTCTTAGACAAAGATGATTTAGGAACACGAAATGATTGGTATTGGAAACCAAACGGTGAATTGGAAGTTGTTCGTATCAACCGAGAAGTTGTTACCTTTAGAGCATTAGAAGTAGGAGACTACACAATCAATGCTCATTATTATTCTTCAGCTCCAGCAGTATTTCCAAAGCAGTTAGTAGAAGAAGGTTGGCTCAAAGAGAATCCATCTATGCGAGGTCCTGCCAATGTTACTGTTGAGGTTATAAGGTTGAATCCTTTCTATATTGTGCATACAAGCTCGCATATTTTAGAAGAAAAAGGAGCCCAAAAAACTTTTATCAATTTTGAACTTGATGATCTAGGAGTAGTTAGAAACATTAACTATCTACCAAAGAATTTGATTCGGGGTAAAGTACCTGGACAAGAATATCATCTATCAGATGTACCTGATGAAGTTGATGAAGGATTACAACGAGCATTGAGGCAACAGACAGCACCGGGCCCAAGCCCAACAACACCAAGTCCATCACCACCATCATCAAACTGACCGGAGAGATACATGACACTTTTAATGATATTTGGCTTCTTAGCCGCAGCTTTGTTTGTATATGCTATTATCCAAAGTAGAGCAACACTACATCAATATTATATTATTCCTACAGCACTAGCTACAGTAATTGGTATTGTATTCTTTTATAATACTGTATTAGGATATCCAACTACTGCACTGAATAGTAAAGAGTTTGAATATCTCTCATATCATACTGATGGTGAAACTATTTGGATTTGGGTAAAGCACGATGACGAGGATGAACCACGCTCATATGCTAAACCCTATACAGAGCAAACTCAAGCTGAACTTGAAGCAGGAGACGCTTCTAGAGAGCAAGGAAAAACTGTTAGAGGTGAGTTTATGGAAGAAGAGGCTCTTGAGGAGAACGATGGATCATTTGTTTTAGGTTCTTCTAAGTCTGCTGGCGGAGCATTGGAACTATATGATTTAGATCCTGCTAAGTATTTGCCGCAAAAAAATCCACAAGCAAATAATCCTCCAGCAGTAGTTATGGAAGCTATGAGACAAGGTGTTACACCAACTACAACATCTATGGGCGGACCTTAGCCATAGCACTATAGGATAGTAATCTACGATCTCTATTAGTAGATACTATTCTATATATTGTTTCCGGTGGAATAGCAATAGCATAACCTAGCTTTAATCTAACTGACATTAAATCTTTTATTTCAAATACAGTAGTAGCAGATATTGACACCCATATATTATATTGAACTTTACTTTGTCGATCTACATGGATTTTATGATTATGAAAATTTGTTCCAGTATTTTTATAATATAAAAGTTGCCTAATAGGGGTTGTCCATTCTACTACTTTTTTAGGATATGATGTTGGCTTTCTAAACAACCCCCAGTTATAATAATTTAGAAGAGATTGTGTATTGAGACATGATTGAGTTACTAGATAGCCTTCGTCAAACCAATTACACCCTGACATCCATATACAAGGGGTAAGGACATCATTTGGGTAATTATGTTTGCGTAACCAAGTTTTATTTTTGTCTTTAAATACTCGATAAATTTGTATCATATAACTTACTACACGAACATTATATAAGTTTAGTTTTTATACAACCAGCATTTATGACACCAAACAACGCTACGGAATACACCGTAAATAACGATTCTTTTTTTAACAGTCGTTTAGACATAGATAAATATCTAAAAAGGAATAGGATGGAACCAATTGGAATTGCGATGCTATTGATAGCATTTTTTGTGCTAGGCACATCAATATAACACATAAGGAAACACATGGTAAGAGTTATAATAATTTCATTATTGTTAACTTCTTGCTATACAATAACAGCAAGTGAATGCAATGCTCGTCATTTCTTTGACGAAAAGGCTAGAAGCCAATGTATGGCATTTGTTCAATAAAAAAATATTTTATACTAGTATTATTTATAAGTATAATACAATCATCTTGTAGTGCATTTATAAATTGCGAAGCTAGGCATTTCTGGGATAGAAAATACAACGACGGAATTGCCTATAATAAATGCGTTGCATATAGGAGTAAGGAGAAGGATAGATGGTACGATCGTATATTTGGATTTTAGCGGCATTTGTATTAATGGGAATGTCTGACGGGGAAAGACGAGCAGAGCAAGTTCGCATTAAAGAAATGATGGCACTGTCACAAGTATATAATAAACAACCTAGTCCAGTTGGAAATCGTAGAGCATTGAGGATTCAGCGTAATAGGTATAGAAACAATCTGCCTCCTATCTTTCCCAAAACAATTTACAGAGAACCACAGCGTCCTCCACAACCTAATTCATATGTCAGGTTCTATGGCGGCATCCCCCGCGGCTAACTAATAAAGGATTTATGGCAAAACCTTGCC